ATAAGCGTTTTGCAAATTCTTGTTTTCTGATTGATCTGACACTTAAATCAACATCAGTAGCTACACCACTAATAGGCGATCTTCCTTTTGCTTGTTTCAATTTTTTCTCCATTACAATGTTAAAGCTTTCTAGTTTTCCTTAAAACAATGTTAGTGGTGGCGCAAAAGGACGATTATCCAATGCGTTTAGCTACCAAGTCTGTTTTCTGTTCTGCATTTTCAATACTTCAATTTTAAACATCTAGGTTTGCTCCACATATTTATATTTAATTCGTGGTTAGAGCCAAAGCTAAAAAAAGCTATGCCACGAATGCCCTTTTTGTTGTTTATGTATATCGACAAATACAACATAGCAGAAATAATGTCTAGTCAAAAAAATACCGATAAGAATTTTTTTACGATTTTTTTAAATTTACTGTTTACTTGTTAAGTAAAAATATGTTAGTTGTCGATATACAAGACCTACAAAACTATATTATGTGGAATTTATTTATGAATGTTGCATTAAATACAAAAAAAATAGTTAAAGAATTTGGTGGCATGACTAAATGCTGCAAAGCGCTTACACAAAATGGCAACCCAATAACTTTAGGTGCAGTTGATAAGTGGCGTAGGCGTAACGCAATGAATCTAAAATCTCTACTTATTTTAGCTATAATTGCAAAAGAAACTAATAAAAGATTTGATTTGTATGATTATATTATATTGAAGAACGATAAAAGCGATGAAGAATAAAATAATACCATTACCTACAACTATAAAAGAAAAAGAACAAATTGCTGATATTGAATATTGCAGATCGGTGTTTTCTAAATATGAAAAAAATATGGAGCAACATTTCGACAATGAAGATGTGCAAAGTGCCTACAATTTACTGCAAAGAATTAGAATTTCGACAAAAGACACAAACTCATCTGTTCATGAGAAAGCTTTATCTGCAATAGCAATATACGGAAATTATTTATATGGACAAAACGATACTGCTATTAAAAGGCGACTACAATCTTTTAATAACAATGCAGAACTTATCAAATTAAATAAGGGCAAAAGAACAAAATGATTATTTGGGGAATAGATGTTGGTATTAATGGTGCGTTGACAATGTTTGACGTTGAAAACGGCGTTCTTGATATACATGATATGCCGATTGTTGAGCGTAACGGCAAGAAAGTTGTGTCAGGACATTTAGTTGCTAACATACTTAAAACTCAATTTGGAAAAGTTTACATAGAAAGAGTAGGGGCAAGACCAGGACAAGGCGTGTCGTCAATGTTTAGCTTTGGTAGATCAGCTGGTATTGTTGAGGGCGTAGCTATTGCATTAGATATGCCTATAAATCTTGTTACGCCACAAACTTGGCAGCGAAAATGTGGAGTGCAGCATGGTAAAGACGCAAGCCGTAGCCGTGCAATGGAGGTATTCCCAGCATATTCACAAAGCTTTGCAAGAAAATCAGATGACGGAAGAGCAGACTCTGCTTTAATTGCCTATTATGGCCTTACTTATGGAGAAAATGTTGAAAGAAACGATCAACAAAAATAGAAATGGTTTTGAAATTCATGGCATAAATCATTTATCGGCATCTAGTGTAAACAAAGCTAGAGAAGCTTTTGATGTATGGATTGTCGATAAAATTGGTGGAGCAAAGTTTCCCACAAATTTTGCAATGTGGCAAGGTAAAGCCGTTGAACTTGGTGTTGACCAAAACGTTTATTCAAATCAAGAAATAGATTTTTGCATACGATCAGCTTTGGATTACTTTTCCAAGCAAACAAATATGTTACCTAACTATGCTGATGAATACGCAAAAAGAGAACCTATCATTAAAAGAATGGTACAAACTGGCATACAACAATTAAGAACAATTGGCGTGCCAAAGCAACCAACACTTGGCGAGCAACACAAAATAGAAATACCAGTTAGATTTGCCGAGGGCGATCTTGGTACAATACCAGTTATAGGTTTTTTGGATTACTGGTTTCCTGAAGAAAATATTATTGTTGATTTAAAAACTACGGCTAAAGCGCCTAGCAAATGGACGTTATCACACGCAATACAAGCATCTATTTATAAAAAAGCTATGGAAAAAGAAACTGGTAAGCCAGTAAAAGTGTTCTTTTTATATGTATTAAGCAGACAAAAAGATCCTTTTGTATGGCTGGAGTTAGAAGATCCAACGTTTTATTTAAAATCATTTAAGAGAACAGTATCTCAAATGGAAGCTTTTTTGTCAGATTATGACGATCTTGAATCTATGTTGAAAAGAGCGCCACACAATCCTGATAGCTTTTATTGGAATGGTGCAGAAGATGTCCTCCAACAATACTACCCATAATGACACAAATGATGAATTGCAGAATGATTTTATTGAAAAAGATTATCACGAATTTGAAAAGACTCCGTGGGAAAAATTATGGTTTGGCGTGCTTATGCAACAATTTAAAGACGCAGAAGGTCTTGATAGCACACGACCTGAAATCCGTAACAACGCAAAAAGAGCAATCAATTGGCTTTACAACGATAGCCAAGATTTTGATGACGTATGTATTTTGGCTGGGTTTGATCCCAGCTACACGAAATTGCGAGTTCAACGATGGTTGAAAGTGCAATATCCCCATCTACTCCGAGATGGCTGGTTCGTTCCCCCAGATATGAGAACGCTAAAAAGGCGAAAATAAGGAGATTGAAATGCCATTAGAAACTTTAAACTCAGGTGGTGGAGCAGCGTTCATTCGTTTCTCTGCTGAATTAGACCAATGGTCAAGGTCAAGTCAATCAGGCGATCTAGTTGATATTGAATGGAATAGTCCAGTAATTGTGGACATTGAAAATATACAATTAGGCTGGCTAAAATTAGCTGGTGGGCGTGATTGGATTATATGGCCAAACAACGATGTAAAACTTGCACAAACATTAAAGCCAAGTGAAGAGTACAAGCAAGGCTTTAACGTTAGGTTTTACTCAACAAAGCTATTTGATGATGAACCAATAAGAGAATTGTCAGCAAATGGCGTTGGTATATTTAGTTTTGTCAAAGCAGTATATGATGCTTGCGAAAAAGATTTTGGTAAAGGACAAGTGCCAGCTATCAAGATTACTAAAAGCACGCCTACTCGTATTGGTAAAGGCAGTACTAAAATACCTAACTTTGAAATTGTTAAATGGGTTGATAGACCAGCTGAATTGGACGGCGAAGAGGCAGTAACTGCCACGCCTGAACCAAAAGCTGAACCAACACCAGCACCAGCGAAAGAAGATGTCTTTGCTGATGACGAAATTTGACAATCAGTTATCCACAAAATTAGATTGGGCAAAGTTTTGGAGTAACAAAGGCTTTAGCGTTGTTCCAGTACACTATGTCCGATCTGATGGAAGTTGCTCATGCTCGCAAGGGCATGACTGCCCCTCTCCAGGAAAACACCCAGCACCTAAAAGCTGGAGTGTTTTTCAAGAGAAGTGCGCAGACGAATATACTTTGGAAATGTGGTTCAATGGACGATATAAGGATTTTAACTTAGGCGTTGTTACTGGCAAAGTATCAGGCAATATATTTGCCGTTGATGTTGATACTAACGAGGGCAAGCTTGGTAACGATAGCTTAATGGATTTATGTATGGCAAACGATGATTTGCCTGAAACATTAGAGCAGCTAACTGGTGGTGGTGGCAGACATTACCTATTTAAAGCGCCAGAAGATAAAACAATTATTACCGGAAAGAATACTCTTGGATCAGGAATAGATACAAGAGGAGAGGGTGGATTTATAGTCGTTGCTCCAAGCAACCATAAATCAGGAAACAAATATAAAATAACGCATCATTCGGATATGGAGCATAGTCCTGATTGGCTTGTGAATATGCTAGACACTCCACTATACACTACAGATACTATGCAAAACGGCGAAACGAATATGTGGGGCGAGCATATTGATGGCCGTGAGGGTTATATGGTCAAATTGATTCTAGGAACAATTAGATCATGGTGGGGGCAAAAAGGTATATTGCCTACAGTAGACCAGCTGGTAGAGGAAAGCTGGCCAATATATGAGCGTAAAGTTAGAGCAAGAGGCGAAACGCTTGATAACGATAAGCGTGGCCTCGATTTATTCAGACGAAGATCAAAGTATCAACTATACCGAGCAAGTAAAAATGAACTGAAAATTTTACATAATGTTGAAGCTGGATCAGAAAAACACTTGGAAAAAATCAGGAATCCTTTAAACCAAGTGTCGGAGGAGGGTAGTGTCTTGGTCGCTCCTGATGCTACTCCTCCTCTTCTTATTACAGATTGGGGTATGCACCGATACTCAGGCAAAGCACCTGAACAAGAATGGCTTATAGATAATATACTGCCAAAGCGTGTACCTGGACTAATTGCTGCAATCGGTGGTCTTGGTAAATCATATATATTATTGGATCTATGCTTAAAGGTAGCTGGTGGCGACCAGACAATGCACACAGAAACTGCATTCGGTGGCAACGTTTCTCATAATGGGAAAGTGGTTTTCTTTGGCGCTGAAGATTCAGCGTCATCTATTCATAGACGTATCGAGGGTATCAGTAATCCGACATTGCGAGATAGGGCAGAAAATAATCTGTTCATCGTGCCTATGCCTGATGCTGGTGGCACAAATGCTTTTATTGGTCAGTACCAAGGACAATACTCGTTCACGGCGTTTTATCAAAATATTAAGAAACAGTTATTAGAATTTGGAGAAGTGGCTCTTGTTGTTATAGATCCATTACAAGCTTTTGCTCATGCAGATATAAATACTGATCCAGCAGCTGCTCAATATTGGTGGTCGCTTATGTCTGAATTATGCGTTGCTATAAATGGTAATGTTCTTGTTGCTCATCATATGCGTAAAGACGGCACATTTGCCATTAAGAAGTCAATGCAAGCAAGAGAAGCTATTCGTGGCACAACGGCACTCGTAGACGGCGCTAGATGGGTATATGGATTATGGAATATGCCAGAGGGCGATGAAATAGTCGTGGCTCAAAAAATGGGATTCGATGCTGGGCAAGGTACTTGCGTTTGTGGAGGGATTGTTAAGGTAAACGATCAAGCCGATATGTCTACACATACGTTTGTTAGGGAAGAGGGAGGCTTGCTTGTCGATAGATCAGGAGAAATCGATGCTATATTAGAAGCATCTGCAAAGCTGGATCGTGGACAAACTGCCAGCGTATTTACCGAAATAGAAAAGCGATGGAATAACGAACAACCATTCGCCGTTGGAAACAATACTCAAAGATCATTCTTGGCTTGGATAAAGTCAGAATACGGAATGCCAAGCCGTTCAGCTAAAAACTATATGAATGCTTGGCTAGACCAAGGCTACATAGAAGTGGCTACAGTAGATGGACACAAAAACCTAAAAGGATTGCGTGTCGTAAGGCAACCAGATTAAAGGAGCGACTATGTTTAATAATAAACTGCAAAAAGAAATAACTAAATTGTTACTGAATCAAGAGATTCTTATGCAACAGATAGATGATTTGGAAAAAGAAGCGTATAAGCGTGGTATTCTGCTAAATCAACTTAAAGATCAGCTGGAAAATATGTTACTTTCGCAAACGCAAAAAAGCGAAAGTAAAGGCATATTTAGCTTAAAAATGCGAAAGTGAGGCTTTATATGGCTATTATTTGCGAAAGTAATGAATCAGAAAAGGCCGTTTTTTGCGAAAGTAATGCGAAAGTGTGCGAAAGTAATGCGAAAGTAAACCCCCCATACCCCCTAGGTGTTACTTTCGCAACACCACCTTGGAGGTGGTTGTTGCTAACAGTAAACCTTAATGGAGGTTTGTATGGCGTATAATGGGAAGTGGTCAAAAACTAAAAAGAAACCTGAATATACTGGTGTGGATTACA